GCACATCGAATACACCGAGCAGGCCGCCCGATGCGAGGGCATGTACCTGGGCGGCGGTGAACAGTGGATCGCTGCCGACAAGATCATCCTGAACGAGCAAAAGCGCCCGTTCTACGAGTTCAACGAGGTCATGCCCAGCGTGAATAGCGCCGTGGGCTACCAGATCCAGAACCGCATGGATATTGCGTTCAAGCCCCGGGGCGGTAAGAGCGACCTGCAGACGGCCACCATTCTGCAGAAGGTCGCCATGCAGATTGCTGACTCGACCAATCTACACTGGCTGGAGACCAAGGTCTTCAGCGATGGGCTGATCGAGCAGCGCGGCTATTTCGATGTGCGGATGAGCTTTGACCGCAACATGAAGGGCGATGTGACGGTCTTCGATCTGGATCCGCGCGATGTGATCCCGGACCCCGACGCCAAGAGCTACGACCCCGACAAATGGGCCGACGTGATCATCACCCGCTGGCTCACGCTGGACGAGATTGAGCAGCTCTACGGCAAGAAGGCCAGGGACAAGGCCGAGCAGTCCAATGACCATGGCCAGGACTTTGGCGACTCCGACGAGGAAGTGCCGCGCAACCGCTTCGGGACCGTCGATACCGGGCTGTACGACGCCTATGGCGCTGAGGGCGACGGCATCAATCGCTACCGGGTCATCGACCGCCAGAAGTTCGTCTACGAAATGACCGACTGCCTGGTGTTCCCCGACACCGGCGATATCCATGTCATGGCGCACATGGCGGCTGATTCGATGCAGGACGCGATGTCAAAGGGCGCGGTGAAGGCCCGCCGGATGCACCGCCGGGTGAAGTGGATCGTTTCCACCTACAGCCGCACCATCCATGACGAATTCAGCCCGTATGAGCATTTCACACCGGTGCCTTACTTCGCCTACTTCCGCCGGGGGAAGACGCGCGGCATGGTGGATAACGCCATTGGCCCGCAGGAGGCGCTGAACAAGGCCGTCAGCCAGTTCGTCCACATCATCAACACCAGCGCGAACAGCGGCTGGGTGGTTGAAGAAGACTCCCTGACCAACATGGACACGGAGGATCTGGAGACTGTCGGCGCCCAGACCGGCTTGGTGCTGGAGTTCAAGAAGGGCTCGACCAAGCCCGACAAGATCCAGCCCAACTCGGTTCCGACCGGCGTTGATCGCCTGATCGACCGGGCTACCAAGGCTTTGAAGGATGTGACGGTGCCCGAGGCCATGCGCGGCATTGGAGGCAACGATGAGGCGGGCGTCGCCATCCAGGCCAAGCAGTTCGCCAGCCAGCAGCAGCTGGCCACGCCGCTGGACAACCTGGCCTACACGCGCAAGTTGCTGGCCCAGCGCATCCTGAAGCTGATCCAGCGGTACTACGACAGCTACCGCATCTTCCGAATCACCGAGATGGACCCCATGACGGGCAAGCCGAAGGAGGAACTGCTGGAGATCAACAAGTTCGACCCCGAAACCGGCAACTACATCAACGATGTGACCGTGGGTGAGTATGACGTGGTGATCTCCGAGCAGCCGATGCAGGTGACCTTCGAAAACAGCCAGTTCCAGCAGGCGCTGGAGATGCGTAAGGCAGGGGTCTTGATCCCGGACGCCACCGTGATCCGTTACTCGGGCCTGAGCGACAAGCACGAGATCCTGGGGAACATACAGAGCCAGGCCGCGCCAGCGCCAGACCCGAAGGCAGAAGCAGACGCCGCGCTCAAGGCTGCGCAGGCCGAGAAGGTCAAGGCCGAAACCGTGGAAGTGCGTGGCCGCACGATGTACAGCGCCATGCAGAGCGCGCAGGTCGTCGTTGCCGCACCGCAGACAACCGCAGTTGCAGACCAGATGCTGGGCTCCCAAGGTTTCGAGGACCAGGACGCCGGGCCCGCAGTCGCCGCGCTGGCAGGAGGTGTGCCGGCCGATGCTGCGCCGCCAGGGCTCATCCCTGAGAACACAGACCCGATCACGCCCGTCAGCCCAGCAATTGGGTTCGCGGATGGCATTGAAACGCCAGAGGCCGATGGCATGCAGCCGGGGATTGGCCAATGAACATCTACATCGACACCGAGTTCAACGACTTCGGCGGAGAGCTTATTTCCCTGGGCATGGTGGATGAAACCGGGCGCGATTTCTACGCTGTCCTGAACTGCCAAGCCCCGACACCATGGGTCGCGGCAAATGTGATTCCAGTGCTTGGGCAGCATCACGCATCTCTGCGAATGCTGCAAAAGCGCTTGCATGCATGGATCTCCGTTTACCAGAGGGTTCACATCGTGGCCGACTGGCCAGAAGACATCGCGCACTTTTGCCGAGCCCTGATTACTGGCCCAGGCATGCGTCTCGACACGCCGCCACTGACGATGGAAATCCGCCGAGACCTGGATAGCGGGGCGTCGGCTGTGCCACACAACGCTCTGGAGGACGCCCGGGCGATTTGGCGCGCAGCGATGGCTGGAAACCGATCCTCCACCAACAACCACCACTGAAGGAAGACCATGACCACCCAGCAAGAGACTCAAGCGGCAGAAGATGGCGCCAACACAGCCCAGGACGCCCTGGTGAAAGCCATCGCACGCGTGGCCCACGAAACCGTGGCCGCCCACAACGCCGCGTACGGCGACTACACGACACCGCCGTGGGAGCGTCTGGCCGACAAGGACAAGGACCACACCTGCGCCAAGGTGGCTGCGTTCCTGAACAACCCGGCGCTGCATCCCACTGCGCACCACGGAACCGCTGTTGCAACGCTGACCGCCAGCCAGCGCGCGGCGGCCTACGTGTTCCACGGCGTTGTGCACGCGATTGCCCGCGAACAGAGCCGCGACTGACCTTCACCAACTGACCAACCACTGGAGAGCAAAACCATGAACATCCGAGAACTCAAGCGCAGCCTGCAGCCATACAGCGGCTTCATGAAACCCGCCGATGACGACGGCTCCGATCTGGGCGGCGAGGAAATCCAGGTCGTTGCAAAGGACGATGCCGATGGCGGCGATGGTCAGGAAGACCGAGGCGACAACTTCACCCCGACCGCTGATGCTGACGAGGCAGGCGATGGTGCTGATGCCATAGCTGCGGGCGCGGCGAGCGGCGCAGCCGAAGCGGATGGCGCCGACGCCGGGGACGGCCGCCGCCAGGCCGGTATCCCGAAGGCGCGCTTCGATGAAGTAAACGAAGGGCGCAAGGAAGCGCTGCGCAAGCTGGAAGAGGCCCAGGCTGAAATTGAGCGGCTGAAAGCGGCGGGCGCCAGCGCCGATGGCACTGCTGCAACTCCGGCGGCCGCAAAGACTGCCGCACAGACCGACGCAGCTACGGGCCCGGCCGGTTTCGATGTGGATGCCAAGGAGCAGGAATACGCCGAGGCGCTGTATGCCGGTGACGGCAAGAAAGCCGCTTCGATCCGCCGCGAGATCAACGCTCACCTGGTGACCGAAGCGACCACACGCGCCCGCGAAGTTGCCGCAACCGAGTTCACTGCGCGCGAAACGCAGAACCTGTTGGCGGCTGCGGTGCAGACCGCAGTAGCTGCTTATCCGTGGCTCAACACGAAAGAGGGCGAGGAAGCCCTGGACCTGATCGTGGCAGCCCGCGACCAGCGCATCAAGAAGGGCATGCCACCTCATTTGGCGCTGCAGGAGGCGGTCAACAAGATCGCTCCCAAGTTCGCGCCAGAACAAGACCCCGCACAGGGTTTGGAGGAAGGCAAGGAGCGAAAAGATACTAGGACCGCACAAGCACTGGTGCGTGGCGCCGCAGATTCCATGCTGCAGCCACCACCAGTGCAGGCTGGTATCGGAAACCGCGCTACGGCGGCCAGGATCGATGTCGAATCGCTCACCGATGAGCAATACGACGCGCTTCCTGAAGCCGAGAAAAAGCGTCTGCGCGGCGACTGATCCGGCACAACGACCAGCAGGCATCGCCCGGCCTGCTGGTCTTGAAGCCCAGGGTGATCTCGTCAAGGGAGGACGTTAAACCACCCGGCGCCCTTGACCGCCACCAAGTCATGTCTCTCGCATTGGCAGCGCACGCCTCAGTCCGTAACCAATTCAAGGAGCATGGCAATGCTTACCAACTTTGCGGCGTTGACGCCCAAGCAAAAGATCGTCTGGCAGCGTGACACCTGGAAGGCCGCGCGCGACCAGATGTTCATCAAGAACTTCATCGGCACGGATGACAACAGCGTCATCCAGCGCATCACGGATCTGACCAAGACCGAAAAGGGCGAGCGGGTCATCATGCACCTCGTCGCCGACCTGGTCGAAGATGGCGTGATCGGTGACAACGAGCGCGAAGGCAACGAGGAAGCGATGCAGTCGTACAGCCAAGAAATTGGCATCGACCTGCTGACCCACTCGGTGCGCAACAAGGGCAAGCTGGCCGAACAGAAGACGGTCATCAAGTTCCGCGAGATGGGCCGCGACCGCCTGGCCTTCTGGCTGGCCAATCGCTGCGACCAACTGGCGTTCCTGACCATGTCGGGCATCAGCTACGCCTTCAAGAACAACGGCGCCCCACGGGTGAACTCGCCGTTCCCCAACCTCGCGTTTGCTGCGGACCTGACGGTTCCATCGGCGAAGCGCTCGCTGATGTTCGACGGCACCAGCCTGCAAACGTCCAACACGGGCAGCATCACGACCGCCTATGTGCCCAAGTACACGATGATCGTAGACCTGATCGCCTACGCGAAGGAGCACTACATCAAGCCGCTGATGTCCGGCGGCAAGGCGTACTACGTGTTCTTCGTGCAGCCCGGCACGCTGGCGGCCCTGAAGAAGGACCCCGACTACCAGCGCGCCGTGGTGGCTGTTGCAACCAAGGGCGGTACTGATTCACCCTGGTTCACCGGTGCGACCGTGACCGTGGACGGTGCCGTGATTCACGAGCACAACTTGGTCTACAACACCAAGGGCGCCGCCTCGGGCTCGAAGTGGGGTTCCGGTGGCCTGGTGAACGGCACGCGTTCGATCCTGGCCGGCGCCCAGGCGCTGGGCATGGCTGACCTGGGTGCGCCCGAGTGGGACGAAAAAACGTTCCAGTACGGCAGCCAGCAGGGTATCAACATCGACAAGATGCTGGGCTTCCTCAAGCCGCAGTTCTATTCGATCTACGACCAGTCGGTCGAAGACTTCGGCCTGCTGACGGTCGATACCTACCTGCAGTAATGCGGGCCCTGGAGGACGGGGCCTGCGGGCTCCGTCCTTTCGATCTCCCCTTGATGTTGAAAGGAGCCCATCGTGGCAATCAAGAAAAACTCGTCGCGCCAAGAACTCATCGTGGCGCATCTGGATATCGGCTATGCCGACCCTACCGCCTACGGCACTGCCGAAGCGGCTTTTGACCTGCCTGCAAATGCCATCCTTTTCGGTGGCGATGTGGTGGTCAAGACCGCTTGGAACAGCGCCACGACTGCGACTTTGAAGCTGGGCGATGCGGCAGACGATGACCGCTACACCTCTTCGGCCATCGACCTAAAAACCGCCGGCCGCACTGCGCTGACCCTCACCGGCTACAAGCACACGGTTTCTGAGGCGCTCAAAGCGCTGTTCGCGCAGACCGGTACAGGTGCTACAGCTGGTGCAGCGCGCATCACCATCAGTTACTTCGTCGAAGGCCGTGCAGCCTTCAGCCAAGGCTGATCTGTTGTTTCTCAGTGGTCAGGCCAGCAATGGCCTTTTGCACCCGGCGGCTTGATCCCCGCCGGGCTTTTTGAAGGACACCATCATGAAATTCCGCTCCCCCACTGACCAGCCGCTGTACGTGGCTCTGACCACCGGCCACACCTGCGTGATCTCGCCCGAGGGTGACGAGATCGACCAGATGTTCCACCGCGAGGCGATCTCGCGTGGGGCAGTACCGGCTTCTGTGACCGATGAAAAGACGCCCGAAGGATCTGGTTTCGACCGCAAGCAGGTGATCACCGACGCCATGAATGCGATGCTGGACAGCGGCGCCGAGGATGAGTTCACGAACGACGGTAAGCCCGACCTGCGCAAGCTGAGCGGCCGCACTGGGTTCAAGGTGGCGCGCGAGGAAGCGGATGCCATCTGGGCCGAAGTCTCCGCCAAGGACTGACCTGTGAATGTAGCGGACTTCATCGACGAGTTCCGGGATGCAGTGGATGACCACGCGGACCCACCATTCTGGTCTTCGGAGAACATCGTCCGCTACCTCAACGAAGCGGTGCAGGAGGCGTGCGAGCGCGCCAAGCTGATCGAGGACCGCAGCACACCTGCCGTGTGCAGCATCACCTTGCAGGCCGGTGAGTCCACTTACCCACTGCACCCAAGCGTGTTCGAGATCAAGCGGCTGACCTTCCGGGGGCGGCCACTGGATGAAACCAGCGTTGAAGAGCTGGACGCCGACGTGCCGGGATGGGAGGCGCGAAGCGGCCAGCCGCGCCTCTACATCTTCGAGCAGGCCAGCGGCCTTCGTCCCGCCCAGGTGCGTCTGGTGCCAACACCGACCGCCACCGACACCATTGCGCTTACGGTCTGCCGTGGTGCACTCAAGCCGTTGAGCGCAGACAACGACGCCGGGCGCCCAGAGATGCCTGAGCGCTTCCACCGGCGCTTGCTGGACTGGGTGCTCCACCGCGCATACCTGAAGCAAGACGCCGACGCCTTCGATCCTAGCAAGGCGGCAGTCTCACTGGGACTGTTTGTGCAGGCTTTTGGCGAGCGCCCGGATGCCAATGTGCAGCGCAAACGCAGAGACAAGCGCCCCCCTGTCGTGCGCATGCATTGGTGACCCCCAGAGGGTTCGCGCAAAGCGCGCTGTCGCCAGAAACTGCGCTGAGCGAATCTCGAAAGGTCACCCATGTACGGCTTCCAGTCCCATGCCGCGCGCCGCCTGGCGCAAATGCCCACCCCTGAGCCGCAACCGTTTGCCGATGGCGGCGCTGTGCCATTTGGATCGCGGGGTGTGGCTGGTCTGCGCGACCTGATCCCCAAGGTGCAGGCAATGGGCTACCAGCAATCCGCCCCTGCGCCTGCCGCGCCATCGGCTGCCGACCGCCTGCGTTCCATGATTCCTCAAATGGAATCCATGGGCTACAAGCAGCAGCCGCAGTATCTGGCCCGTGGCGGCGTCGTGCGCGGCCCAGGCACCGGCACCAGCGACTCCATCGAAACCGAGGCCGAGCCCGGCACCTTCATCATGCCAGCCGACAGCACCAAGGCCATTGGCGTGAACGCGCTGGAAAAATTGGGCACCGTGCCGGTGAAGCTGAGCAACGGCGAGTTCGAATTCCCGCCCGAGCAGGTCATGGCCCTGGGCGCTGCCATGCTCAAGCTGCTCAAGGACACGACCCACACGCCTGTGAACGGCGAGGATGGCGGCCAGACGGATGCCGAGGTGGGCGAGGGCGCAGAGGATGGTGCTGGATACAGCCCGGCCGACCGCATGGCTAAGATGCCGCCCATGATGTATGCCGATGGTGGCCTGGTGGAAAGCAACGTCACCCGCGCTGGCAACAGCTACAGCGGTGGGAATGTCGGCGGCAGCGTGTCCATCAACGGCCAGACCGGGGCGGGCACTTTCAGCTCCGTGCCCGGTGGCGTGCAGGCCACCCCTGCCGCCACACCAGCGCCAGCGGTGGCCACGGCAACTCCGGCCCCAGCTCCTGCCGCTCCCATGGGTTGGGCGGAGCGCAACGCCCTGCGCAACACACAGGTCACGGCAAGCTCCATTGTGGACAGCCCAGAGCGCCGCGCCGCGCAGGCCGTGCTGACCCCGCCGCCCGCAGGGTATCAATCGGCCACGCAGCGGCTGGGCGCCTATTCGGACCCGCGCAGCTCTCTGTACGACCCCAACCCATACGCAGCCAGCAATGCGGAGAAATTGGCCGCGCCCCTGGGCTTCCAGCCTCGCCGCTACGCCGATGGCGGCATGGTGCAGGACGACCGCGCTGTGTTCGGCTTCTACCCCCAGCTGACGGACCACGGGAAAACCTCCCGCGCGACGGCCGACAAGTTGCAGCAAGGCGTTCAGGCCACGGGCGCTGCCAGCTTCCAGCCCGCAGCGCCTGCTTTTGAGCCGCCGCCTCTTTCTGCCGCAACTCGTTTGAACAGCTTGACGGACCCGCGTAGCCTGGAATTTGCCGGCACGAGGGAGCCCGCTGCCCAAACGCCAGCCCCCCAAGGGAATGGCGCTCTCAGCCGAGCTGCGACCATGATGGAGTTGCCAGCACCCGCTCCGGCCGGAGCCGTGACGCGCACCGGCAACAGCTACACCGGTCCTGCAAACATCACTGGGGATGTGACGATCAACGGCAGCGCGCCGAATAACGGCGGGTATGTTGGCGCCCCGAACGCGGAAGCTGCAATGGGCCTGGCCCGCCGTGGTTCTGCAGACGCAATGGCCTTGATGCCCAATGCTCCAGCGCCAGTGCAGGCGCCCACCATTCGCAACTCCACCAATGACTGGGCCGCCAGAAACAACCTCCGCAATCTGGAGGTCAGTGCGAGCAGCATCACCAATCAGGAACGCTGGGGCGGCGCGGGTGCGAAGTCCGCCGACCGGCAAGCCTATCAGCAGGCTCTTGCCACGGACGCAGCGCTGCAACAGACTCAACCGGGGATGGACCTGGCTGCGATGCGCGAGCGTGGTGATACCCAGCGCGCGGGGCTACAGGCGGCAACTGTCGGGGCCAACGCAGCGGCCGACCGGATGGCGGCATTGGAGCGGACGCTGATCACCGAGCGCGGGAACAACACCCGCGCGGGCATCACGGCGCTGGCCGGACTTGAAGGAGCGCGCATGAAGGCCGATGCCAGCGGAAACAAGCCGCTGAACGACGTGCAGAGCAAGGCACTTCAGTTCGGGACTCGCATGCAGACTGCAGGCGCGGCGCTGGACAAGCTGGCAGCCCAAGGAGTGAACCAGCCGGGCCTGATCAAGCGTGGGGCTGATGCTGTGGGCCTGGGCGCTGCCGCCAACTGGACCCAGAGCGGCGAGCAACAGCAAGTGGAGCAGGCCCAGCGCGACTTCATCAACGCCGTGCTGCGCCGTGAGTCCGGCGCGGCCATTGCCGACAGCGAGTTCGCCAACGCCCGGAACCAGTATTTCCCTCAGCCGGGCGACTCCCCTGAAGTCATCGCGCAGAAGCGCAAGAACCGCGAGATCGCCACGGCGGGCGTGTTGGCTGAGGTGCCCGACAGCGAGAAGCGCGTGAACCAGGTGCTGACGCAGGCCAACGCCAACCCACAGGCTGGCAAGCCCGCTGCGGCAGTTCAGGTGCCCGACGATGTGGGCGCCTTGCTGAAGAAGTACGGGGGCTGAGATGGCAACGGACGAAGAACTCTACAACGCACTGCGCAAGGCGGATGCCGCAGGCGATACCGCTGGCGCGCGCACCTTGGCCAGCTATATCTCTTCGCGCCAGTCCGCCCCGGCGCCAGCGCCTGCCGCGCCGCAGCCCGGGGCAGCCCAGAGCTTCGGAGCGGGCGTGCTACGCGGTGCGAAGGATGTTGTGGACACAGGCGCCAAGCTCCTGGCCACAGGATTCGACAAGATCGCGGGCACCAGCGAAGGCCAGCGCGTTGCCGACATGAACGCCGCTGGCAAGAAGGAATTCGACGCCACTTACGGCAAGGACAACACGGCCGCAAGTCTGGGCCGGGTAGGGGGCCAGATTGCCGCCACGCTGCCCGTGGGGGGCGCACTCGGCGCTGGGGTGAAGGCTGCCGGTGCTGCCGGGGCACTACCCAAGGCCGCAATCCCCCTGGGCGAAGCCATCGCCTCGGGCGGACTCAGCGCCAAGGGCGCCAGTATGGCAACACGGGCTGCAGGCGGGGCCATCGCAGGCGGGGCAACTGCTGGGCTGGTGGATCCGGACCAGGCCGTGACGGGGGCGGCCATTGGCGCGGCGCTGCCGGTTGCTGTGCGTGGGGCCGCTCAAGGTATGCAGCGCGTTGGTCAGTCCATTCGTGGGCCCGAAGTCGCTCCAGCCACGCGCCAGGCGGCGGCAGCAGGCCAAGAGGCCGGGTATGTGGTGCCACCAACCCAGGTGGAGCCCTCGCTGCGCAACCGACTGCTGGAGGGCATGGCAGGCAAGCTGACCACGGCGCAGAACGCATCCGCCAGGAACCAGGCCACCAGCAACCAGCTGGCGGCCAAGTCTCTGGGCATTGAGGACCTGACGCCAGAGGCCATCGCAGGTGTGCGGGCGCGCGCCAACGCGGCCTACGACGCGCTTGGCAAGGCCGGCACCTTCACCGCCGATATGCCGTTTCGCGCGCAACTGGCGAAGCTGGGTTCAGGCTCCAAGCAGATGCAGAAGGACTTCCCGGAGTTGGTGCAATCCGATGTCGAAAAGCTTCTGAAATCCTTTTCGTCGAAGGAGGGCTTTGATGCGCAGAGCGGTATCGAGGCGATCAAGCGGCTGCGCGCCGACGCTCGGGCCAACAAGCTGGCACGCGACAACCCCGACCGCCAGGCCCTGGGCCGCGTGCAGAACAAAATCAGCGGCGCCCTGGAAGATCTGATTGACCGAAACCTCAAGCGCAGCGGCAACGAGCAGCTGCTGGGCGACTACCGCAATGCCCGTCAGACCCTGGCTCGGGCCTATGACGTGGAGGCGGCCTTGAACCCCGTCACCGGCAATGTGAACGCGATCAAGTTGGGCCAGTTGCTTAAGAAGCGACCATTGGGCGGTGAGTTGAAGCAGGTCGCTGAGTTCGCCTCAGCATTCCCAAAGGCCAACCAATCGGTGGAGGCCATGGGCTCGCTTCCGCAGTTGTCACCGCTCGACTGGGCGGCGGCTGGGACGATGGGGGCCGCCACGGGCGGTAGTCCTCTCGCTGCGTTGGGTCTGGTGGCAAGGCCGCTGGCTCGGGCGGCCACGTTGTCCGGCCCCGTTCAGCGCAGCATCGTGCGCCCAGGGAGCGGTGGCGGTCAGCGTGCACTCAGCGCTGCTGATCGTCTGGCAAATCTTGATGGGGTTGGCCCGGCTCTTGCCGTCGGCCTGTCAAGTCGCGACCGGTGAGGCCGCAATACAGCCCCCACGCTCCTGCAAGCACCGCGAAGATGATCAGTTTGCCGAACTTGAAGCCGAGGAAGGACATGGCGGCATATTACGCCATCTACAAATAGGACATGACCATGAACAGCCAACAGCAACCCATCCAACGGGCCGACCGCGAAGTACCGCCGCACATCCTTATGTATCAAGCGATGCAGGAGGCGCAAATAAAGTTGCCGTCAAGTCCCGCAAAACCAGCGCCTTGTCAGGATGCCCCAAGACACCAGGGCCAGTCATAATCTGGCCGAGCAGTTGGTCGTAGTAGGTCCGCACTTTTTCTGGTTCTGGATGTGCGCAGATCAGCGCCTTGATGGCGAGATGTGCGACTGACACTTGCAAATCCAAGATTTGAAGTTGGCTCAAGCGTGCCACCGCTTCAAGCGCCGCCTTCTGGTCGGGAGTTTTCATGGAGGGCCCTCTCGGGGGAAAGTTGGGGAACTTTCATCCTACCCGAGGGGCTCCCCTTGAAGATCGGACCTTGGCGTCTACGCCCGCACCAGCACCCCGGGCTCCACCTGCCGGAAAAACGCTGTCCCCGCGACCGGCGGCAGAACCTGCCGGTAGCCGGGTTCTTCTGCGCTGGACTTGGGGTTCAGTCCGCGCAGCGCCCGCCCAATGGCGAACACATCGGACGCGGGCGAGCTGAGGGGGTGAAACACCATGCTCAGACGGTCCAGCCGCTCAGTGATTTCTTGGGCCTGTTGGGGTGGTAGGAAAAATGTGTACCCCTGCTTGCGCATGACCGCGTTCACCAGCGGCATGAACAGGATGGGCGGGTAGCTATTGCCGGTGCCCAGCAGGCGGGTCATCTTGTCTACCATCTCGTTCACGGTCATTTCCTTCCCGGGAGCCTCGTAGCGGCCTGTCTTGCGGATGGCGGGGAGGACTTGGCCATACACCCACTTCTGGAATGGCAAGGCATTTGGCTTGTCGCTGCGACCAAGGAAGAAGTACAGCCCAGGCTCAGACAAGCACAGCATGTTTTGCTGTCCGCCAGGGGTGTGAATCGGATTCACCCCCTTCCATTCGCCTGGAATGTGCTCACACACTTTCGCAGGGGCGCTGTGGCCAGAGTATTCCAATGCCACCATCACGTCTTTGGCTACAAACCACGGCTCACCATCCCGCACCGCGACGCGCACAGAATGCTCGCCAAAGCTGAATACGGGTTGGCTGCTGACTTCAACTACTTTAGAATCCTGCATGTTGCTTTCCTTTTGATAGGGGTTTGCTTCACTCAAAGCCTCAACGGTTGCCGCCGTTGAGGCTTTTCCTTTTTCAGGCTGCTGCTTTTGCATGCTTCTCCTCTTGAGCCTGTCGGCTCTGTTCCAGTCTCGCCAAGATTTCCTTGTTCAGAGACCATCCTGCATCTACTGCCTGGTGCTGCAGCCAGCGCTTTAGGTCTGGTGGCAAACGCACAGGCGATGGTGCTAACTGGTGCCGGTCTTTCACAGAAAACTCCTTTGTTGGGGTGCGCTGAAATTGTGGATTCTTTTTAACTCAGAGTCAAGTGGATTCTTTGCGTGGATTCAAAAAGAGTGCAACCATCCGGAAGCTATGAATGATCGACACCAGATTGCCCCATACCCCATAAGAATGCCTGCCGAACTTCGAGCGCAACTCGAGGATGCGGCCAAGGTCGGTAACCGCAGCTTGCACGCCGAAATCCTTGCCCGCCTTGAAAGCAGCGTCAACACTGTCGAGACACCCGTCCCG